TCAGCATATACTTTACCATAAGTTCCAGAAGCGATGTGTATGCTCTTAGCATTTGCAGCAAAACTATTACCTGCTTTCATTCTGATATTGCTAATATAAAGCAGGTATTCTGCTTCAGCAGTGCCTTTGGTACCGCTATTAAACATGATAGCTCTCACATTAGCATTTCCTACTAACGATCCTAGGACTCCTGAAGTGCCGGGATTCTGTGTGATTGCATATTGATTGGCGCTATATATTCCGACATCTGGGATTGAACCGATATCAAATATGCCGACAACTTCTCTAACCTTTAAATAATTTCCGAAATTTACTGTGACGATTTGGTTATTTACTGACTCAGAATATATTGCTCTTTGCACTTCTGTCTTTTGTGCTGTATTATAATTGATTCTGTAACCATCAACATATGCTGTACCAGGAGATACGTTATAGTAGAACGTCTGTGAATTAGCTGAATTTTCAACGCTCACTTGAAACGGACGGACGATATAATCCCCAGACTCTTCTTTAGTTCTTAGAGCTATCATATCACCGATTAGGCTATATGGAGAAACATCTATTGGGGTGTTGACAGGAACGCCAAATCCTTTATCGTAATCAATAATCGGCAAGAAATCTTTAGGAATGTTAACCGTAGGATCTAAAGAATCATATGTTACGAGAGAAGGGACCAGTTTTAATCTGTATGCTCCTGGCGCATTCTGATTTACGCTTCCTATAGAATTGTCGTATAAAGATTCGTCTTCTGCTGGTTTTACGATATATTCTGCTGTATCAAACCCGATTCTAAGTCCTGCGACATTAGATGAGTGTTCTTTTATGACAAAATTGTCAGCGAGGGTCTTCAGAAAGAATCCTTTCTGATATATGATTCCCTCTCCTACATGAAGGCCGTATCCTACACCCAGAGCATTTACTGTGCTGTTAGAAGAAAGCGTATAGAGGATGCCTTCTCTGTTTGACGCGACTAATGGGCCTATCTTATCTTGGTTAGGATTATAGACATCGATCTGTTCGCTAGATGTGTTAAAAGTAGATACTTGCTGTCCAGAATTATTTCCTGAATTCAGATATATCACATATGCTCTATTCGTATCTGCAGATCCTTGATTGACAACAGATTCTGCCCCGACATAAGCGTCAAAGATAGCAGCCCTCAACCCTGTCGTATTTGAGACGAGGAGATAAGAATTGGTGAGATGTGATTGTACGTTCGCTACATCAGTATTATTTTTAATCACTAAGCTAAAATCTAGAGTCGTAGCAGATTTGTCTTTGAATTTTACCTGAGGAATATTTGGATATTCTGTAAAATTACAACCTTCTACTACGCTACCATCTTTATAGATGCTGTCTCCGAATCGAGAGACTTGCTTCTGCATCATCGTCTGGAGCTGAGTTAATTCTCTTGCCTGCACAGCAGTTGCCGGACGAAACAGCATCCTATAATACTGCTTATCCTCATCGTAATCATCATAAAATGGGGCAACATTAAAATCAGTCTTTAACTCAGCCATCATATTTCCTTAAAAATTAAAATATAGTTTTACTTGTTCTTTGCTAATACCAGATCTATCAATGGGTTCGATATTCTTATAATAGAATATCTCGCCTGAATATGGCACCAACTCAGGATTATTTATAACAGTAATCGTACAAGTCTTACCTGTATCATTTGATATCACAGATTCATATGATCTAAAATTACCTACGGTATTCAAGACATACATCGAAGAAGTATTCATATAAGCAACAGTTGCGGTTGCTTTGCTCAATAATCCTCTGATAGTATCTCCCGAATTGAATATATTTGTCGTATTAAATAAGCTAAAATTTAACATGTTATTAAATTTAAACTCATTGTACAGCGCAGAATTTGCAGATGAGGTAGGATTATATAATAACCCAATTTGACGATATTTCGCCCAATTGGGAAATACATCTGTAGGTTTAGTTTCAACAGATATACCCATTATATCTGTTCCTAATTCAGAAATTGCATCAGATCCGTGACCGCCAGGAGGAGATATTATAGGATACGCAGAAGCAAGCGATCCGAATTCAGAATTAGCAAGAATTGATATATCCGCATAAGAATAGTTTCTACCTGAATTTATTATATTTATTGATTGCAATTTACCTGTACTAGAATCTATCATAGAATATGCTGAAGCACCTGTCCCGTCGCCGCTTATTATCACTCTCGGAGTGATCCTATACAATGATGTGCTATCTAAACTTCTGATATCTGAAGAAGTCGTAACAAATTTACCTGCTGTATTAACAACATAATTAGAAATAGCGGATAGAGCAGGAGAACCTGATCCGGAATATACGTATAGCGATGATCCGCTGTATGCTCCGTTGATTATAGATGCACCTGTGTTTGCTACTTTAAAATTCTTTGTATCAATAACTTGGTCGATACTTCCGTTTGCGCTGATATAGTTTTTACCTACATTGTCCAATACTATAGCATGCAAGGCACCTTTTATAGCTTGAGCAGCAACTGTGCTATTAGGAACAACAGGAAAATATGCAGCAGTGCTAAATTTATTGATAGATGCTCCCGGAATAGTGAACATATACTTCCATACATATCCGTCAGCTAAAGTGAATGTTCCTGAAGTTTGTGTATTAGTAGGTTCTACTGTAGATGCGACTCCATAATTATTGAATATGCACTTATATACCCTATTTAAGCTAGTGACAATATAAAAATTCTTTTGATATAGGTTGGGATCTAAGTGCGAATAGTAATCATATACAGTACCTGTTGTCCATGTGATTCTTTTTGCAATATATCCGATATCTGTTTCGAATACCTTTTTTCCAAATAATATATTAGAATATACGTCATAGAATGATTCTTTTATAGAAGTATTAGTAGCAGGAGGATTTGAATCGTCATCCCATTCAAAAAACTTGCCAAAGGTAATATAATAATTTGATCCAGAACTATTGACTGTTGTTGTTCCGGTTGCTGTGATGCCGCGGAGAAAATGCCCGGCTTCTGTAAATCCTTTTGTAAGAGTGATCCTAGATCCGGTAGGAGTTGTAGCTAAAGCAATCTTTGTTGTATTGGCATGCTGAACATAGTAAGTCGTTCCATTTGTCAATGGAGATATCGCTGTATTTCCTGTGCTGAAAGTATATCTGATAGCATCGCCGACTTCAAAAACAGGTGTATCAAATTCAGATGAGACGAATTCGACGCTGATCGTGCTATTTGCGTCTGTAGAAAGCCCTGTGCTGACGCCACCAGTCACTGCAGAATTAGCATTAAATCTTTTAGCGGCAGGAGCAGAAAATGTGATATTAGGTGCTGCTGTATAAAAGGTTCCACCATATATGACAGATGCTGATGATATCTTTCCGGCACTGCTAGCTATACTAGCAGCTACTGCCGTACCATTTTGGAATGATACGGACGCATTAGCAGTATATCCGGTGCCTGCAGTTGTAACATTGATAGATGTTACTATTAGACCATCGCCTACAAGATCATGCTTCATCTCTTCGATGAATTTATTTTTGATGTTTCTGTTAAATATTCCGGCCATAATTTATATTACCCGCTTGATGAGATTATAACGCCTCGAGCATTATAAGTTGTAGTTGCTTCAACAAGTATATTTTGATCAAACTTATTTGTATCTATTATCAAAGGTTTACCAAACATCTTGTTTCCGACTGGGTGAGTTAATTTTTTTATTATGTCAATGTATTTATCTAATGATTTTTCTACTTGAATCTCATAAGAAAATTCTTGATAGTAATCGCTATCAGTTATATATTTATCCGAATTTAAGAATCCGCTAGAATCTAACCATCCGCCTTCTTCTTTAGCAACACCATCAACTATCATAGAAAGAACGACAGTAGATTGATTGTTAGCTTTATTGATGAATAACAATTCTTCATTAGGAGTATTAAAGGTATATCCAGAAGATAATAATGCGACTTGTGCTATAACGCCATTACCTGAAGCAAGCTCTCCACTTATGACAGCATTATTGCCCCATAAATTGCCCGCTGAATCTATTATATTATAGCCCCATATCCTCTTTTCAAATACTGTGGGTTGGACTGACCCGTTATAATTATGATCACCCGATGTGACAGCTGATAATGATTTTATAGTTCCTATCTCCAACGTAGTATCAGCAAGACAGTTACCTAGGACAGAATCGATAGTCCCGACATTGAGATTCGCGCTAAATTGGGTATTTGCTTGGAGATAATGCCCGTTTGCTTCTACGCCACTAACCTGTACAGGAGTAAGCGTGATCCTTGATCCGCCTATAGTCGTCGAGAGAGCGACCACAGTATCATTCGAATGCTGTACGTAATATAGAGTATTGTTAGCAAGACCTGTTATTGCTGTATTTCCTGCAAGAGCTGTGTATACTACACTCCTGCCGTATTGAAATGTGTTAGCATTAGCGACTGTTATCGTGCTGTTTGCATCTGTAGATAATCCTGTGCTTTCGCCACCTGTGACAGCACTATTAGCATTGAACTGTGTGTTAGCAGGAGCGATGATAGTGTTTGCTTCTGGATCAATCAGATTGGTGTTGTATGTAAATATTGAAGTATTAGATAAAGAACCTACTTTAAAGCTCGCTCCCGTTCCTGTAGAAGCAAATTTACGAACTACGGTGACTGGAGTATCTAACGCATATCCGTATCCGCCATTTATTATCTTAAAATTGATGTATCCTATAGCAGATTCAGGATCTACTATCGTCTTTACTTCAAATTGTAATTCAGATCCTGATGTGCTTTCTGTAAATAATATATCTCCGGCTGCATGATTTTCATCTGAGGATGTTACAACTGCGCCAACAACAGAACCTCGAATCAAGGTTGCTTGTCTGATATCTAGTCCGTCATACATCAGATATTCGCCCGGAACGAATGAACTTCCGCTAGGACCGGGTATTATATCAGTAAGATAAAAAATATGTGCAAATCCATAATCATTATTAATTGTAGATATTGATAACACATAAGCACGAGCACCCGAAGTTGTTCCTCGCACTAATTTATTATCATATGTATGATTTAATTCTCTCTCTTCTACTTCGACATATTCTTTTCTCGACCATTTCCCGCCAGATAGAACGAGAACATCATCTTGCGGGATGAATACTTGTATCTCAATATTATAAAGGAGCCTAAATAATAGCTTCAATCCTTCTATAGAACCTTTAGATCTATATACGCTCAATATATGTTTTTCTAAAAGAGCTTTATCAGAAAGGACGCTTTTAGGAATTCCGTTCATATATTTCGACAAGAAAAAATCTATATATTCTTCGCTCACAGAATCGATATCAGAAGTCTCAATCAGATTTCTAGATTTTTTTATAGGACCTTGCTCATCCATCCATTCATAATAAGCAGATATAAACTGCAGGAAGTTATCACCCTCTTCTCTATAGAAGTCAGGAGGATTGATATCGAAAGATACCTCACCCGTATCATAGTTGACAGTTCCTATATTGGATTCTAATATCTGTTGAACTATCGTGACAATTTTAGTTATAGAATCTTCTCTTCTTTCAGTATAATATAATCTAATGAATCCGTTGCCATCATCGCTTAGCGTGACCTGACCTTGAGATGTTGACGCATTATAATAAACGCCATCTTTAAAATAATCAAATGATGTGCTTCGAACAGCTTCAGTTTCATTAATAATATAAGGAGCACGTAAAGGCCTTGCTAAAGGATTTGAGAAAGAAAAGGCAATTCTCTGTTTGATGCCTTTTGTAGGGACGATAGTGTATATTGCTCGAAGCGTTGTTTGATTGCTGACTATCGATGCATCTGCAGAATCAATCATAGAAGATAATTTAGATTTGCGAAGATCATTTCCAAAATCATTCAGATATGTAGCTTCATATGATTTTATCTGATTTAAGACGTCTGATTTAAGCTGTTGTGTGCTTTTAGTAGTCAATGAAGGGTTGTAGCTAACAATCGATTGTATCTCAATATACATGTATTCAGGATCTTTGATCACAGGTTCTGTCGTGATGCTTTTTGTTTTTAAGTAGGCGACGATATCTGTTTTAAGCTCTGCAGATACGACAGGAAAATCGCCATAAGGAATCATGCTGATGATGACTCTGCCATACTGTGGAGGAATAGCATTCTCTCCGCCATATACATTTACTGTCTTGATCTGCGGATATTTCTCGATGATCAGCGTTGTATAATCTTCTTTTGTGACTGCTCTATTTTGAGCAGCAAAATGCCTAGGGGCATTGAGCTTCATGGATTCTATAGTTTCTCTTTCTGACCCATCTGCAGAAGAAATATTAGTTGTTGCTGTGACAGAATAAGTAGAGCTATCT